ATACGTTCTAACTCTTTCAAACTTTTATAATCTATAAAGCGTGAAAATAAATTATCAATGCCAGAACAATCTATTTCATAAGTTGTTTCTAGATAATTCAAAAATTCATGAATTGGTATTAATGAAGCTTCTCTGTCATAGTTATTGTAATAACGACTATCATGATAAATTTTTTGTATTTTTTTAACTTTCTCTTCACAACTTATATTAGAAGTAAAAATATCACATAAATTAACTTTAATTTTAGCGTACTCTAGTTGAATTTTATTAACAAATTTTGGTTTGTCTCTTTTTTCTAAATTAAACATTTATATATTGTATTGAATATCTTTAAAAGACAATTCGTTGAACAAACAATTTCAAAATTGATAATTACTGTTTGATACAATTATATCAAAAATGATTTCATGCAAATCACTTGAAGAAATTAAACAAAATAATTCCTGTTACGAACCAGGTTGGATCTATGTATTCAAACGTAAACATCACGTTAAAATAGGAAGAACGAAACGTTCTATAATTGAACGTTTGAATGATCATAAAGTGCAAGGAAAAATGTTTGATATTGCATGTTATAAAACGGAATATAACGTGGTTTATGAACGTGTAATTTTAGCGTACATCAAAAACGTAAAGTATACTCCTATTAACGGGAACGAGTATTTTGATCCAAACAACTATACAGAGATTATTGATATCGTCTCGAAGATATTTGCTATTCCATTTACTCATGTTATGTTCGTTTATAATAATCATCGAAACAATAACAAAGAGTTACTTAATAACATGTTTAATGGTGATTATATGAAGGAAAAAATAAAAGGCTACAACACTCATAAATTTAATGAACTTTACGATGACGACGAAGAATCTGAATTATCAAACATGGAAGAATCAGAAAATTCAGAAAACGAGTCTGAACAAAACGAGTCTGAAGAAACTGAATCTGAAGAAGTTAAAGAAATAAAATCAAAAAATTACTGTGAATTTTGCAATAAAAAATTAGCAAATAAATTTACATTAAAACGTCACTATGAAACATGTGATAAAAAATTAGAATTTATCAATAATAAAAAAGAAAATGAATTAAGAAATAAGTATAATAAAGAGCTTAAGAAAGAATATGATTTAAAAATTAAAAAATTAGAAGCACAAATTAAAGAATACGAAAAAAAAATGAATGATATAAATGTTAAAAATAATTCAAAACTTTACGAACTAAAACTATTACATAAATCTGAAATTCATAAATTAGAACTTGAAAATGCAAAATTATTGGGAGCTATAGATATATTAAAAACACTTAAGTAAACGCAATATTTTATTACGTTTAATAGTATCGTCTTAACATGTAAAAAGAGCTAAAATATTTACAAAATAATAAAAACTATAGTATAAAATATACCTAGTAATTTTATTGATTATTTTAATGATTTTTAAACTTTTTGATTTTTTTCATGGGATCCTATTTTTTTTAGTTGTCCTAAAAAAAATTGAGGTGTTGAAAAAATGTTGAAGAAAAATCGGTTTTTTATCATGTTTTTAAATCTAATATAAAATAAGCCTATAAAAAAATTACCATTTAAAGGAAGTTTGAATTTTTCCAAAAATATTAATAGGAAAATTCAACATTTACACGACATTGCATTGGATTTCATAGTTTAACACGTATTTTTTTTATCAATATCCTTTTAACCATAAAGATTTTGGATATATAACACGATATTACACAGCCTTGCAAAATATTTACAATAGATGGTTTAAAGACTACAATTTTATAAATAAAATGGAACAAAAAGCTTGCGAATATTGTGATAGAATTCTATCTAATAAATATAGTTTGAAAAGACATTTTTTGACATGTACTAAACGTGACAAAAAGGAGGAGGAGTTGCGTGAAAAGTATTCAAAGGATGTTAAAGAAGAGTATGAGCTGAAGCTTAAAAAACAGGAAGATCGTTACTTAGAATTAGAAAAAAAGTATAATAATCGTCACATTGAAATTGCTGAACTCAACATTGCTATAAAAATACTCAAAGAGCAGGCTAATAAACCGCAAATCATTAATAACAATCAGATCATCTCAAACTCAAATAACACTATAAGTTCTACTAATAATAGTGTATTCAACTTGTTAAAACCTATCAATCATGTCATTGAAAACGGAATGGCCACTATCAACTCCGACTTCGTCTACAAAGGCGTTAATGGTATCACTTCTCATATTGAAAACGAAACTGACATCCTAAACAATCTTTTCAACAGCAACAAACAACGTGGCACTATCACTTACAGAAAAATAGATAACCCTAAATTAATCAAAGACGAACGCGCAACTGAATTAGCAAACGATATCGTCAAAAGCATTCCACTTGAAAAATTCGACGAAAACAAACTCAAAAATAGAGGAATACTACACAGAGATTTCATGGAACTCAAATCTGGCAACACTGAAGGCGTCAAAAAAGGCATATCAAAATTTATAGTCGATAAATCAAGAACTGAAGAAGGCATTAAAACTCTTAATATCGATCTAACTCCATTTAAAAATGAAGTATCTGATGGACTTGCACTTTATGTATTTAATCACAATACTGATCCTATCCACCCCTTATATTTTGGAATTGATTCCATTATATGCTTTCTACTTAAAAATGACTGCATTAATCAAAACATTGAACCTGTTAAAATATTTCACGAAATATTTCATTCTTGCATGTGTAACCATAAAAAAATTTATGAACTCTTGTATATGAAAGAATTGCAACACTTAGGTCCTAACCACGATTACTACGAAATTACAAGGGACTCGTATGAAAAAATAAGACAGTTCATTGATAACTCTCTTGACATATCACACGATATAACGCGAATTTTCCATGATTTCAAAAACATGAATCGTTATGACTAAAATTCAACCTGAAAAAATATATACACTGATATTTTTTCATTCAAGTAAATGTTTGTTCGTAAAAAAAAAATGTCTCCTGAATATAATATGTTACTAGAAATATTTCAATTGTTAGCTCATGTATTTAACGGAGTTAGGTTTGATAAACGCGACGGTGAATATCAAGAATGGTACGAGAACGGCCAGTTAAAGATATATTAGTTAAAACCTTAGGCTGGTGTAAGGTTTTGTTTTTTTGGTTTTTTGTTTGTTTTTGTTTTTTTGTTTTTTTGTTTGTTTTGTTTTTTTTGTTTTTTTGTTTTTATTGGTTTTTATTTTTTACTAAGTTTAATAACACTAATTTTTATTTATTTTTAAACAGCTTATGCCTTTATCGACCGAAGGTCTCATGCTTTAACAAGTACGACAAGATCTGTTTTTTTCATTGTTTTTATTATATCAAGAGTTAGTTCTGGTTTTCTACCAATAAAAGCTTGAATATTTTCGCCGACATATGCTTTCAATTCTTCCACTTTCATTTTATTTGCTTGACTAGAAGTTAAGAATTTAGTATCGACCGGTTTAGCTGCTACTGGAACTGCTGCTACTGGAACTGCTGCTTTTGCTTTCTTTGGTGATTTTCTACCTTCTGGAAAGTAAACGTTTTGTTGTTCTTCAGTCATTTCTTTCCACATTTTACTTAATTCAGCTCTTAATTCCTTATCATTAACAAATACTTTAGCTTGATCTTTCCATGTTTTTCTTTGTTCAGAAGAAAATTTTACAAAACCTGTAGCTGCTTTCTTTGGTAATGGGTTACCATTTTCGTCCACTTTGTCTTTTTTATTGACATTACGGACTTTAAGTTCCATACCACCTAAGATTTTTTCTACAGTTTTTAATAATTCTTCTTCACTGATGTCAGATTCAAATTCTTTTTTCAAACCTTTAGCAAATTCTCTAGTATAAGCTTTAGCTAATTGAACATCGAAAATAGAATCATTGGATTTAACAGGGATTAAATAAGTAGTAGACATTTCTAAACGAGTTTGTTTGTGAGTAATTATTTGAAGCTGTAGTGACAAACGTCCAGAAAATCAATTTAAACCCAAATTTTACGTTAAGGCTTAAATTGAGTAGCCCAAAGGGCTACTTCGAATTATGGGGTCGTAGGGGAAAGAAGTTCCTACTATTTTATCTTCAAACTTTACAATGAATATTCCTAAATCTTATAAGTTAGAACGCCAATTAAATTTGTTCTGAATTTTAAGAACGCTATTTATCAGAAAATCCTGATGAGCGCGGGTCAGTTGACATTCTGTGTAATCATTACAGTGACGATAATTACTGCGAAGTCCATGACTGTAATATTTTATAAATTGAGAAAAATAATAAAATTTAAAAACAACAAAAATGAGCCAATTTGTTGTATTTATTGCTTCTGCTATACAAGGTGAAACAAAAACTTCAGTTTTTACTTCGTTGTATGACTTCTTTGATAAATATTTACATAATAACATTTGTTATTTTATTGATTATATTGATAATGAAAACGAAAATGCAACATACTGGGATCGTCGTAAAATTCATGACGAGTTATATGCAAAGTACAGTAAAGTATTTTATGACAAATTTCATTACGGTTTCGATCCTATTTCTCAAGAAAAAAGACAAGAATATTTCCAAACATTATGCGAGATTGAAGGAGACGTAACAGTACTATTAAAAGATGTGATCCAAATGAATAAAAAAATAGAAAAACAACTTTGGGCTATTAAAAATATAATCATGATGAAAGAATATACTATGTTTTAAAGAATAAAAGACGATGAAACACGATAAAAAAATAAAAACCAAATAAAAAACCTTACACTAGGTAAGGTTTATACTAAAACTACAAACTAAATTTCAGATGCTTCTATATTATATAGATATCTTAAGATAAGATAACGTAAATAAATTAAATAACTAAATATTCTATAAACTATTCTAAACATATTTAATTATTTTATGATTCGTTATTTTTATCATTTTATCAAATTAGATTTTACTGGTTATAAGCGATATTCTAATAGAATAAGACAAATTCGTCAATTTATAGTATTATCTGTAGTAATAAAAAATACAATTAAAACTCATAAAAATATAGACTAAATTTTTTTCCATCAACTTTTAAAAAGTCAACACAACAAAACAATGTTGTGTGGGAATTTTAAAATCCACAACAAAAAAAGTTGTTGTCTTAAAAAATATCGAAAAAGTTGAATTTTTATTGATGTAGATTATATAAGAAAAACATGAAAAAATGTTGTTTTTAAAAAACAAAAATGTTCAAAAATTACAGGCGTTTTTTTCGACAGTGATTTTTTCGAAAAAAATGGTTTATTTTAAATGTTAAAGTTAGACAATATTTCAAAATGTTATATTATTTACAGTCAACTCATATAATAAAAAATTTAAATGATATGTTAATGTTTGCTTGATGTTTGTTAATGTTAATTTAAATAATATGATATATAATAATAAAATGGAATGCACTTCATGTAAAAAAATTTTCAAGACAAAAATCCGATATGAAACTCATATACAAAAATGTAATGATACGACAACTATATGTTTTATTTGTTCAAAACAATTTTCTACAATTTACATATTTAAAAGGCATTTTGAGTCATGTAAAAATAATATATCAAAAATCCAACATAATATGAAGCAAAAAGAGCTTGATTATGAGAAGCAAATTCAGGAGCTAAGACAGCAACTAGAACAAGAGCGAAAAGATTTCAAAACAGCTATAAGAGAAAAAGAAATAATTATTGAATCAAAAAATAACGAAACTAGATTAATCAAAGAATTAAATAAATCAAACAAACCTAATAAAACGTATAACGTTGTCAATATTACAAATAATAATTTTGGCACAACAGGAATATCATCTCAAGAGTTAGAAAAAGAATTCACTGAATTTTTTACTAGGTTCCCGTATCTTGTTACTGAAAAAACATTTCATAAACTTCTAGTAAATAGTTCATCTATTAAACAAAATCTTTATATAAATGATCAATCTCGTGGAATTACTAGTTATTTTGATGCAGATGAACAACGTATCGTCAAAGACACCAGAATGAAAAATCTAACTAAAAAATCAGTTGAATGCATTGGTCCTAATTTAAGCCAACAAATGATTGATTTTGCAGAGACTCGTGCAGAAGATGACGAATTAACTTCTGAGAAAAGTAAAACATTTGTCCAAACTATTGTTCAAAATAAGAATACAGAAAGTAACTTATTACGAGAATCTGAAAATAAAACATATGATAAACTCAAAAACATTATTCCAAATAATACTGATATTGATAAATTAAAAAATATATTATGTGAAATATCATATGATAACATTCTAACATTTATCTTTTCAACATGGGAAGATATTGGTTTTATCTTTGGTAAATCACTTAAAGAAAAATACGCGTTCGCCTTAGATGCTTATGAAATTACAATCGAAAAAACAAAATATAGACGATCTGATTTTCAAAAAATCATTTATTCTATTTATGATCTTTTGTTAACTACACATGAATTAATAATTACAGCTCTGATAAAATCTGATTTCAACAAATTAGGTTATACACAATTATCAGGAAAAGATTTATCAAACTTTATTCATGCGAAACGATCAATAGACGATAAATTATTTACTGGTTTGCAAAATAGCTTAGACCTTTGTCCCTTTGAATAGTATTAACGATAAAACCTTAGGCTGGTGTAAGGTTTTTATTTTATTGTTTTTATTGTTTTTATTGGTTTTATTGGTTTTTATCTATTTATTGGTTTTATTGGTTTTATTTTTTACTAAGTTTAATAACACTAATTTTTATTTATTTTTGCCGTAGGCTGAGTCTTCGACTCTAAGCCTTCTCGACCTTCGGTCTCATGCTTTAACAAGTACGACAAGATCAGTTTTTTTCATACTTTTAATGATATCAAGAGTTAATTCTGGTTTTCTGCCAATGAAAGCTTGAATATTTTCACCTACATAAGCCTTCAATTCTTCAACTTTCATCTTATTTGCTTGACTGGAAGTTAAGAATTTATTATCGACCTGTGGTTGTAAAACTATTGGAACTGCAACTGGAGCTTTAGCTTTTTTAGGAGATTTTCTTCCTTCTGGAAAGTAAACGTTTTGTTGTTCTTCGGTCATTTCTTTCCACATTTTACTAAGCTCAGCTCTTAATTCCACATCATTAGCAAATACTTTAGCTTGCGCTTTCCAAGTTTTTCTTTGTTCGCTGGAAAATTTAACAAAACCTGTAGCTGCTTTCTTTGGTAATGGGTTACCATTTTCGTCCACTTTGTCTTTTTTATTGACATTACGGACTTTAAGTTCCATACCACCTAAGATTTTTTCTACAGTTTTCATTAAGTCTTCTTCGCTAATATCAGATTCAAATTCTTTTTTCAATCCTTTAACAAATTCTCTAGTATAAGCTTTTGCTAATTGAGTGTCAAAGACTGAATCGTTAGATTTAACAGGGATTAAATAAGTAGACATTTGTGTGAGTTTGTAAATAATTAGTTATTTGAAACTATAGTTGCAAACGTCTAGAAATTCAATTTTAACCCAAAATTTACGTTTAATTTAAATTTTTGATTATACTAGCTTTAGTCAGTCATGTAATATCTAGAATTATGTCAATTTTCTTAAAATTGAAAAATGACGTCTTAAATGACTCGCTAAAATCTTGTCCAAAAAATGTCTCATCTAAACGATACTACTGATACTACAGATAATATTACCGATGTCAACGTTATCAGCAAATACTTTTACAGCTGTAAGTCTATTTTTAGGATTAAAATGAGTAAAAAAAGCCTATATTCCACTGCTCTTTTAGCCGACGGAGAATTAACAGCTAAACTTATTGCAAAATGCGTTGGTTATAACAAGACTATCGCTGACATGTGCTCAAATTGCGGTGGAAATACCCAATGGTTTGCCTATTATTTTAAACACGTAATCGCAATTGAAAAAGATCCTAACGAGTTTGCTCGCGTAGTAAATAACATGAACATTTACGGTTATAAAAATATCACATTTCATAACGACTCATGTCTTAATGTGGATATTCAAAATGCTGATGTCGTATTTTACGATCCAGAATGGGGTGGAAGCGATTATAAAAAAATAGAAAAACTTGAATTGCGCTTAGACGATAAAAATATCCTAGACATTATAAACGGAATAAAAACAACAAATAAATTAATCGTACTAAAGCATCCTTATAACGCTATAATTCCTGATGGAGGAAAAACAATCATTTTTAAAAAACGAAACCGCTTCGGTGAAAAAGAATTTTATAGACTTACTTTTTATAACGTTGACTCCGCAATACTTCAAGACGTTTATTATCTAAAATAATTTAAAACCCACGTGGAAAACCTTACGTTGTGTAAGGTTTATAAATTATAGTATGAACTTGATATAATAAAAAGATTTTTTTTAGATTTGTGTGTAATTTTTAAAAAGTCAAAAAATCATGTTTTCTAAAATTTACAGGCAATTTTTATGCCTATGATTTTTTTTAGAAATTATTTTTGAAAAATTTTTCATATAATTGGATAAAATTGTGGATCTTTGTATAAAGTTCTTTTTATAATATGAAATATAACATATATTTTTTAAGAGAACGTAAATAATTTGACCAAATTTGCGCAATTATGTACAATGTTCTTTTTATTATTAGGTGTTAACTTAAATAATTGAAACAATTTAAATATTATCGTATAATTTACAATTTAAAACCAGCGTGGAAAACTTTACCTTGTGTAAAGTTTCTTGTTTGATCAAAAATCAAATTTCAACAATTTATAAGAATTTTGAAATTATATTATCAACTATATCATCTGGTAAATGAGTAGTTTTTAAAAATTCTACTCGTTCTTTTTTTAATTTGCTCTCCATTTTTATATAAACATTATATACTATTTTTAATTGTTCTTCAAAAGATAATAGGCCACCTTTATTTTCGATCTTAATACCGTTAAGATCGTTCATTGTTAGATTGTCAATTTTTTGTGAATCTAGAGAATTTACGTTTATACTATAAACGTTCAATCTATTTTCAGTACAATTTTCCAACTCAATTGTTGAATATTCTGGCAATATATAATTTAATGCATACCTTAATCTATCAGGTCTAGTAACGTTATAATAGAAAAAATCATCAAGAAAAGTCATTAATATTTCTTGAGCAACTACACTTATATTTATGTCACTCACAAATAAATTAGTTATATGAAATCCAAGAAATTCTTCGAATGAGTATTTGTTGCAATACTTTTTTTCTTCTTCTTGATTGAAATGATTACCCATATGAATTCCTGACTGTCCATCCATCCATATGAATAGATACTTGTTACATTTTGGATAACAAGGTCTAAAATCATTAATGATTTTTTTGATCACTGGATTATTTGAATTCTGTTTTAAAACTGTATACAAACTATTTTTCTCATTATACTCTTCATAGGTAGTATAATTGTTGTCATAAGAAGCTGGAAAGCATTGCATGATTAATTCATCAGTTAATAATTCAGATGTTACTTGATCATATTTATTGGATAAATTGTTTTTAAAGACAGAAAAATTACCAATTTCTCTAGGAATTGGAATATGATGTCTTTTACAAAAGTTTTTGACGATATCCATTATTATGTTGATATTTAAAATCGTCATAATAAATCAATTTTCGAATAAAGATTTTAATAGTGACTGCAGTATTTTTGAGTTTAAATATATGGTTATAAAGAAAATGAGATTGACATATATTCAACCACTTTAAGTAAACAAGAAAATGAACAATTTATTTATTCTTAAATCTGATAATAATGATTACATGCAGTAGATCTTATCGTATGCTCATACTGGCCTTCGGCCTGAGCGAAGCGATCTGAGTGTAATAAACAATTGGAAAGTTTAGTGATTATGATACAAAATAACAATAAAACCTTAGCCCTATGTAAGGTTTTTAATTTTGATTTTTGATTTTTGATTTTTGATTTTTGATTTTTGATTTTTGATTTTTGATTTTTGATTTTTGATTTTTGATTTTTGATTTTTGATTTTTGATTTTTGATTTTTGATTTTATTAGATTTTTATTATTAGATTTTTTATTGTTTTATTTCTTTTATCTTGCAAAACTCTCCTGCATGTACACTAATTTCACATGGGATGAAATCTTTGACGTCATGCATGATATCTTTTATTGCATGTTCTAAAAGATCAATATCCACATGACTACATGTGAAAATTACTTTTTCTTCATGAGTTCCAACAGATAAATAGTGTAAAGTATAACTATTGTTGTATTTATAAAGTTGGATAAGTGGCGGACAAAATTCTCCTTCTTCAGACTTACCTTCAATATCAAGATAAATTTCTTGTACTGACTGTAAGTCTAATTCATTGAAAATAGAAAAGAATGATCGCACAAGCGCTCTGAGTCCTTCGGACGATCGTAAATAAGTACGGAACATTATGAGTATATGAGTTAGTTTCCAACCATTTTACATGATTTTTTCACTTTAAACCAAGAACGTAGATTTTACGTTTAAATTGATTTTCTGAACGTTTATCACTACAGCTTCAAATAATTACTCACAAACAAACACGCTTAGAAATGTCTACTACTTATTTAATCCCTGTTAAATCTAATGATTCTATTTTCGATGTTCAATTAGCTAAAGCTTATACCAGAGAATTTGCTAAAGGTTTAAAGAAAGAATTTG